CTCGTTGAGGGTGACGGCACTGCCTGGGACACGACGTGCAACGCCAAAATACGCGCACAGGTTGAAAATCCCATCCTGCGCCACATTATGGAGGTCCTCGTCCAGTATGGGGTCGTGCCTGAACAGTGGCACAAAGAACACTTGGCCATGAACGAGAAGACCAAGTTCAAGACTTTTTTCACTTCCAAATGGAAGGGTGACGGCAAAGGACAGTCCATGGTCCTGAACTTCGACGCCATTAGGCGGTCCGGTCACCGAGGCACGTCATGTCTCAATTGGTGGATCAATTTCGTCTTGTGGGTGGCGGGCATTTTCGAGTGCCCTGAGGAATTTTTGAACCCCAACAAGCGGAATGGCAAGGACCTTGAGGGTAACATGAGATGGTGGAACGGCTGTTTCGAAGGAGATGATTCCTTGTGTGCCATCTATCCCCCTCTAGACCCCGGCACGAACATGGAGAAGATGTTCGTGGACTGGTGGGTGCGCCAGGGTTTCAGGATGAAACTCGTGCACGTAGACAACGTTGCCACATTTGTTGGCGTCCTTGTCGCGTGTGAGGATGGCGTCCCCACCGATGCCTTCATTCCAGAGCTGACGCGGGCATTTCGTAATATGGGCGTGTCAGTCTCACCCACCATCGGCAGGGCGTATCGTGGTGAGGTCAGTGGAAAGGCGGTGCGTGATGTTGCCGCCGCGGCGTACTTTGCTCGAGCGTATGATTTCGCCGGCAAGGTGCCGACCATTTCGCGTAAATGCCTCGAGTATGCCAAGAGCATTGGCACGCTTGGGCTCGAGGAGGTCAAGTTCCGCAATGACGGAGACGCGAAGGACATTGAGCTCATCATAGAGCAGCGTAACTTGTCTGTTACAGATGAGGACACGTTGGCCCTGCTGAACAAAATGGGTTTCTCCACCACACCTGAAGAGCTGGAGGCCTTCAAGGTGTATCCTTGGAGATGGGGGGATGTCGACTTTGAATCCTTCAAGTCGTCCATCCCCGCGTCTTGGCGTGCTGCATAAGACAGCACGCCCTAATTCGCGTCGCTTAATTAGTGGGGGGGTGTCCGGAAGATAACGCCGGATGCCGAGATTAGTCGTGCACAGCCTCCAAGGTTCTGCCAGTCACCTTCCGTGTGCAGGGGTGGTGTGGGGACCCCACCCTTCGGGCATTTGCCCGTAGACTAAGGCTTATTCTTCTGCCACACTCGTGTGGTGAGAGCCTGCTGGTGCGAGGCGGACGCACCTGAGGTGAAGGCCACATCGCGGGCTGATTTGGTCCCAGCTAGGGTATTGGCCAACCCGAACGCGATGAACGCGAGACCCCCGGACACACTGTGTCCCGGTCCCGAGGGCGGCAGTTGGTTTTGCTTTGCAACTGTGCGGCTCAACCCTGGTCCATGGCTAGCAATGGCCATGGGTTGGAAGGGGTCCTGTTGAATGACTACGGCACCGTGGCTCAGACGTATCTGAGCAGTCCTCATGGTGGGGAGGAGGGCGAGCTCCCCACGCACACCTGACCAAACGTTGCATTTTGCGCGTTGTACCCAAGGTAGTTGGACTGACCGTGTTAATTCTGCATTCACCTTACGTCGGGTATATGACGTTTTTGACTCCTTGACCAGAAACATCTGTGATGGACTGGGCTCAAGTGACCCCTCGCGACGCGCGAACTTGGTTCTTTATGCTAATTCGGCCCTAGCCACTTTGGACGACGGGCCTTTGCAATTCCTCGCACAATGCCTGGCGCACCAGGGAGGAAGAATGGACGCAAGCGGAATGGGAGGAACGGTGGGAGGAGGAGCAATGCAGACGTGGTGTTAGCACAGGGTGCGGGCAAAGCTGTTGCACGCGCTTTTGGTGCTCCCAAGCTTACACGTGCTCACTTGATGTGTTGGGATGCTTTCCACCCATCACATCTCCCCCTCCCGCGTGCAGTGGGACCGTACACTGTTGTTCGCACAACGTCACTCATTACATCGAGTGACCAGGTGAACATTATTGGTTCCTTCCGCCGCACACAGGGAGGAGAAGACCATTGGTCAAACGTGTGTATGCTGAGTTCGGTTGACAGCGCTTTGGGCGTGGATGCCGCTTCGAATGCTCGGCTGCGTGTTGCTCCTTTCCCTGGCGTTGCTGTCAACGGCAGCGGATTCACTGCCACGCCCGCGGCTGTATCTGTACAAGTCATGAATGCCAATCCTTTGCAGTCTACTGAGGGTTTGGTTGCTGGCACTGTGTGTCCCACGCAACTTGATCTCCGTGGCCGCACTGAGACTTGGAGTGATGTCGCTAACGAAGTAATATCGTTTATGAGGCCTCGCTTGATGACCGCTGGCAAGTTGACATTGCGTGGAGTCCAAGGTGATTCCTACCCACTGAACATGGCAAAGGTTTCCGAGTTCACACCAATGGACGTACGCAGTGATGGCACTGTTACGTACAATGGGAGCAACTCTTACTACTCAGGTGGGTGGGCACCTATTGTTATTATCAACAATGGGTACAACTTGGCTACTACTCCCCTTACATTGCAGTTTCTGATCACGATCGAATGGAGAGTTCGGTTTGATATTGGCAATCCCGCTGTGGCTTCTCACAGTTATCACGGGGTGGCTTCAGACAGTGACTGGGGTAAGATGATCGAGGCAGCTGCCTCGAAGGCGCATGGAATGCTCGACATTGTTGAGCGTGTGGCAAATGTTGGCTCGAGTCTGGCGAAAGCTGGGCAGCTCGTGTCCAAAGCTGTGTGAGTTGTCGGGGGGTGAGAGCCCCGGCTGACTGCAGGGAAAGACCCGCCCGTGGCCCCGGCGAACCACGGTGAAAACAAC